CGATCCTAACCGCGCATGGGGCGTATTCCCAGCATTGCAACGCGAGGGAGTTCCAGTAGTTGAGTATCGCAATACGGTTCTAACAATGAGCGAGCCAATGAAACAGTTAGACGCCTTGATTCGTTCTGGTTCAATTATCCACGATGGAGACCCTATATTAACATGGGCGATAACTAATACTTTCTAACAAAAAAAGTGACAAATTTTGCTTGCATAGTTGTTAGAAATTGTCGTTAATACCCGCGTGTTTAGTAGTTCGGTTCGTAGTCAAGTCGGCATGGGTGAGCGTTTTCGTTCTTTTTTTAAAGGCGGAAATGCCTCCATGTCCGATGACGGCAGAGAAAAAAGATCAGATATTATCAACCTAGGCGGCATGGCTAACCCATCGCAGACGTTGATTAGTGTCTTAGGCGGATCATCTAAAAGCGGCGCACCAGTTAACGAGCATACCGCATTAGGAGTATCTGCTGTTTATGCTTGCGTATCATTGCTTTCGGACATGGTCGCTAAACTACCTATTGAGCTTTTTCAAAAGACACCAGATGGTCCGAAAGAGATTAAAGATAACTCAGGACAAATCGCACTATCGACAGTTCCAAGCGGGTTACATACTAGCTTTGAGTTACGGCAGTTAATGATGACTGGTAAAGGTCTAGGCGGCAATGGATACGCTAGAGTATTTCGCGATTCGTTCGGCGATGTTATTACTATTGAATGGCTAAAGCCGTGCGATGTAACCCCTAGAATGTGGCGCAAATCTAACGGACAATGCGAAGTAGTTTATAAGGTAGAGGGCTTTAATGAGCTATTAACTACCTATGATATTATTCATATTAGGGAGCTTTCTAGGGATGGGATTACTGGTATCTCCCCTATTACATTATTGCGCGAAAGTATCGGAACGGCGATTAGTCAAACAGAAGCTGCGGGTAGCTTAATGAAAAACGGAACACAGTTTCCTGGTTACCTAACAACTACCAACACGTTAAAGCCAGATCAGTTAGAAGATGCTAGACGCGAGTTTAACGCTAAGTATTCTGGATCTGCCAAAGCTGGTAGTATTCCAGTATTAAACGGAATGTTTGACTTCAAAGCTACTAACGGAATGAGTATGAGCGATGCTCAGTTTATCGAATCTCGCCGTTTTGAGTTACAAGAAATTGCTCGTCATTATAAAATACCATCGTTCTTGATTGGAGATACTACGGCATCAACGACATGGGGAACTGGTATCGAACAACAGACGCTTGGCTTCTTGAATTTCTCATTAGATCCACATCTTAAATCGTTTGAAGAGGCGTTAAATCGCACGCTTTTAACGACAGAACAAGTTAGAGAAGGCTATTATTTCCGCTTTGATCGTGACGAATTAGCGGGAGTTAGCCGTAACGATACAGCGCAATACTTCCAGACAATGCGTAATATCGGCGTTTATTCCGTAAATGACATTCGCGCAAAGTTAGATGAGCCAAAGATTTCCAAGGAAGATGGCGGCGATGATTACGGGAAACCTTTAAATGCCAACGCTAGTTCTACTAAAGTAGTAACGAATGAATCAGAAGATGAACTAGAGGAAGAAGTCGAAGAGGAATTAGAAACAGTTTAAGAATATGGCAAACGAAATTTCAAAAACAGTTAGAATGAGCGCAAACAAAACTGGCGCATCAGTTAGTTACTCAACAACTACTAGCGAAGATATGACTGGAGATGATATGATTTCTAGCGTTCAGTCTATCGCAACGTCAGCCGAAACGGTTAATTTCGGCGAAATAACAGGCGCACCAGGATTGGTTATCATCAAGAATTTAGATTCAACGAATTACGTTGAGTTTGGTGGTGATTCTGGTCTAACAGTATTTAAACTTAAATTGCTAGCGGGTAAGGATATGCTTATTCGTCCACAATCGGCAACGCTTTACGCACAAGCCAATACCGCAGCAGTTAAAATCCAAGTAATAGCAACAGAAGCATAATGAAACATAATCTTATCTCACTAATTGACGGACAACGCGAAACACGTTTGCTAAGTAATCCTATCGAACTTCGTATGAGCGAAGAGGATGAAGGCAAATCTAAGCGTGTTTTTGGATACGCCGCAAAATTTGAAACTGAATCTAACAATCTAGGCTCTAGCAACTATCAGTTTTACGAAACGATAGCACGAGGAGCATTTGATGGCGTATTGAACGATGACGTTCGTGCGTTGTTTAATCACGAGCCAGACAATATCTTAGCACGTTCTAAAAACGGCGAAGGAACACTTAGAATCGGAGTTGATAATGTCGGTCTATTCTATGAATTTGAAGCTCCAGATACCCAAGCAGGACGCGATCTAATGGTATCGTTAGAACGTGGTGATATCGATCAAAGCTCCTTTAGTTTCTCAGTATCTCGCGAGGACGGCGGACAAACGATGATGGAAACCGAAGAGAATGGCGTAACAGTTATTAGACGAACGATCAATAAAGTATCACGTCTATATGATGTTGCACCCGTTACATACCCAGCTTATGAGGATACCGAAGTAGCTGCTAGATCGCTACAATCACTCGCACAAGAATTTCACAAGGAAGAAGATCATCAAGATCCTATCCCTACAGAAAACCTCTCTATCGCACACAGGCAGCGTGCTTTGGAGCTAATCGACAAGTCTGCCATTTAACACAAAAAACAAATAAATATGAAGCTAAAATTGCTCCAAGAAACTCGTGGCGGACTTGTCAAACAGGCTCGCGAAATCCTTAACCTTGCTGGCACGGAAAACCGCGCTCTGTCTGGTGAAGAAACTCAAAAACTCCAATCCCTCGAAGGAGAGATCGATGGTCTTACTGCTACTATTGATGCCGAAATGCGTCAAATGGCTCGTGAGTCTAAACTCGCTCCTGAGCTTTCCAAAAAAGAAAGCAACGATGTAGCTAAGTTCACGCTTGGTAAAGTTGTTCGTCACCTTGATCGCGTCTATCGTGGTCAACCTTCACAGATCGACGGTATCGAAGCTGAGATGATTCAAGAAGGCGAAAAAGAAGCTCGTCAAGCTGGTCTTAATTCTAACGGAATCGCTATTCCTTCCATGCTGCTCAAAGAGCAACGTGCTAATCTTAGCGTTACTGGCGGAACTACCGATCAATACGGCGGTGCGCTTGTAGCAACCGAAAAACGCGGATTGCTTGGTGACTTCTACAATAGCTCAGTTCTTGAAGCTGCTGGTGCAATGGTCTTCACTGGTCTTGTTAACAACCTCGATATCCCTCGTTACGTTCAAGGCAGCGCACCTGCTAAGAAAACCGAGAACGAAGCCGCTGGCGACGTTGCAGGAACCTTCACCGACCTTAACTTGACACCAAAACGTCTTGCAGGTTACGCAGTTATCTCCGACCAGTTGCTTGCACAGAGCGATCAAAATATCGCTCAGTTCGTTTCTAACGAAATCGGCAACGCTATGGCGGCAGTTAAAGAGAAAGCGTTCTTCCACGGCACAGGCACTAGCGAACCAACTGGTATCGCTGGAACTTCTGGCATTGGTTCAGTAGTTGGCGGAACTAACGGTGCAGCTCCAGATTGGTCTGATATCGTAGACCTTGAAACCGAAGTTGCAATCGACAACGCCCTTGAGGGTAATGTCCGTTACTTCACCAACGCCAAAGTTCGCGGCAAACTGAAGAAAACCCTCAACACCTCTTCGACGGATTCCGTCAAGGTTTGGGATGTTCGCACTCCAGAAGCACCGCTTAACGGCTACGCTGCAAGCGTTACTAACGCGATCAGTTCAACCCTTACCAAAGGATCTTCTAGCGTTGCATCTGCTATCTTCTTCGGAAATGCAGCAGACTTCGTTGTCGGTTACTGGGGCGGTATCCAACTTGAGATGGTTCGCGATTCGACCGACGCAAAAGCAGGTCAACGCCACCTCGTAGCTAACACCTACTACGACGCAGGTGTTCGCCGCGCTCAATCGTTCAGCGCAATGCTCGACGCATTGACTGCATAAAACTAACAGTTAGGCGGGTGTAGATTGGCTCACCCGCCTAGCTAACTTTAGATGAACCTTACCGATTATATAGACCGTCATGCAGGTGAAACCGCCTGGTTATTCGGTAAGGGGCAATCTTTTACGGGATTTGATTTTAAGACAGCAGGAAAACTAAGATTAGCTATTAACGATGTTATCGCTCATGTTCCAGATTGCTTGTATGGATTCGCCAATGATGGCGTATCTAAGTGGAAAGACGCATACAAAACGGGACAAGTCTTATTTCAGCCTGTTAGATGCTTACATGAATACGATAGCACGGTCGAAGGATCAATCGATTGCGAAGTTGTTACCTTTAAAGACGATAGCGAAGATGAGAGGCTTAAACTTAGCAAATCTGAATTGGCTAAATGCCTATCTATTCGCCGTGGGACACTTGGTAGCGCATTGCAAATCCTATATATTATGGGCGTTCGCTCAGTCTATATGGTCGGATTTGATGGCGGTAATCATCATGCTGAAGGCTACGAATGGAAAACTAGACTTAGACACGATCACTACAAAGACTATAACGCAATAAGAAGCGCAGCTATCGACGCTGCATATATAATGGGAATATCCCTAAAATTTCATAATACACCAAATCATATGCAAACAAATGGAAGAGTATTCGTAAAGATGTTAAGAAACTGCTTTGCACAAGCGCAACCTTATAGAGAGGGGGAGATTGTATCTTTCGCTCCGCATATTGCTAATGAGCTTATCGCTTGTAGAACCGCTGAGTTATTTGCGCCAGAAAAGGCAGAACCAATTAAAGTAGAAACCGCAGAGGCGGTAATGCCAACTAAAGAAGTAGCGGCTATTACAAGAAAACCTAAAAAAGGACGTAAATAATGCGACCGAACTATTATATTTCTACGCAACCGCAGATCGAGCCTGTATCATTGGAGGAGGTAACGCAACACGTTCGCGTTGATTCGTCCGATGATTACGAGTATCTATCTGATTTAATACCAGTTGCTAGGGAATATATTGATAGTTTAACCTGTCGTAGTTCAGCAGCTACTGGATGGCTTTTAATAGCCGAAACGTGGCAAGATTTATTTAACGATACCCACGCTAACCACGCGGAGTATATCGATCCTATCTATGGTTTAATCAATAGAGCTAAACCTCTAACTATTCCGCTTTATCGTTATCCATTATCTAGCGTTCAAAGCGTTAAGTATTACCCAGCAAATGGGGGAGCATTAACTACGCTATCAACCAACGAGTATCGCGTTATTACTACCTTGGATGTTGGGGTTATTCAACTTATCAATCCAGAGCCAGCACTAGCAGATCGTCCAGACGCTATACAGATTACTTTTACAGCGGGTTCATTACCAGCTAGTGCGGTTAATCGCCACGCTATCAAGATGTTCGTATGTCATTTATATGAGCAACGTGCGCCTATTTCTTTTGGTTCAGAGGGTAAGGAAATACCATTTACAATTAGCGCATTACTAACAAATCTCAAAAGTTCGGGTTATTTTTAATGAATCCTGGTAAGTTAAATCGTCGCATTACAGTTCAAAGCCGCACCTTAACTAGGGATGCAACGGGCGGAAAGGTAGAGGCGTGGGCAACTTTGAAACAATTATGGGCGGAACAACTCAACCAGAAGCAGATTGAATCAACCTTGGGCGGATCTGAGAGAAACGTAGAGGATGTGCATTTTAGGGTTAGATACTATCCTAGTTTAGCTAGCGGAATTAACCGCGTAACCTATAATAGTAGGACGTTCGATATCGTCGGAATTACCGAGGAAGGAATTAGAACTAGCTTAATACTATCATGCCGTTCGGTAGGAGGGTTAGAATTATGATGATAGAATTTAAAATGAGCGGGTTTGATCAATTGGAAAAATCACTTTCCAAGCTACCTAAAGAGTTTCGCGATAGTGTAGAAAGAACAGCGTTAAGGGTAGCGGCTAAAGCTATCGAAAAACGGGCTAAAGCTGGCGCACCCGTTGGTAGTGGTTTGCTTAAAAAATCTATTGGAGTTACAGTTAAGAAAAACAAATCTGGTAAAAACTCTGGTAGCTTAAGCGCAAGGGTAGGAGCTAGAACTGGATACGCTGAAACTCAAATGGTTAATGGTAAAAGCGTTAAAAAAGATCCAGTAAAATACGCTGGAATAGTCGAATACGGGACTGCAAAAATGCCAGCCAGACCATTTATTAGAAACGCTGTTGAATCCTCTAGGTCAGAGGTAATGGAATTACTATCTAAAGGCTATAATCAAGGATTAGCCAGAGTCGCTAAAAAGATCAAAAAGCTATGAGTTATCAATCAGATTTATATACGGCTCTAACAGGTAACGCACCATTGGCGGCGGTAGTAGGAACGCGAATCTATCCAGATATCGCAGATCAGTCGGCGACCGCGCCTTATATTGTCTACTATATTTCATCAACTAGGGGCGAAACAAGCCACGATGGGGAGAGAACTATTGAGTTTCCTCAGATTACTCTAACAGTATGGGCTAAGACAAAAGCCCAAGCAATTTCAACCTCCGTTCTAATAGATACAATTTTAGACGGAAATACGCTTGCGGGTTCGTCAGATTTAAGTATGATCTTTTCTAACAGATCAGGGACATATGACCCATCGGCAAAACTTTTCGGGGAGATTCTCGAATATTCAGCATCAGCAAACATCAACTAATAAAATAATATGGCTAAAATTAAATCATACGGCGTGGCGGTTACTGTCGCGACCAACGCAATCGGCGGTCTAACGGACGTATCACCAGGAGGCACAGAAGTTAACTTCGTAGATATCACAACTCACGATAGCTCTGGTGGCTGGAAAGAGTTTGTAGGAGGTCTTAAAGACGGCGGCACACTTGAACTAACTGGCGCATATGATGCGGCAAACGTAGGACAAGATTATCTTAGAGCTAACCCAGGCGCATCTGGTGCTTGTGTCGTTACCTTTTCGGACGCATCTACCTGCTCATTTACTGGTATTATTGGCGGCTTTGCAACTAGCGCACCTCTCGATGATAAAGTAGAATTTACCTGCTCTATCAAAATTACTGGCGCAGTTACTTACGCTTAATCCTTAACTAACCATGAAGCATAAAGTAATTATAGCTGGATCAGAAGTTGAACTTGAGTGGACTCAAGGAACGCAACGTCAGCTAGAATATAGGATGTCAGAAATCGGTGGTGCGCCAACAACCGCGCAACTCCGTAATGCCAAGACATCCGTATCTGCATGGTTTAAAATATTGTGGGGCTTGTTACCTAAATCGGAGATTAGCAAATATCCAGATCCAGAGGCACTATTCATATCAGTTGATCAAGAGACTGAGGGTGAAGGTATATTGAACGCACTAATTGCGATCAATAAGGAATCGACACAAGTTGAAACCCCACAAAAAAAAAGGAGCGCGAGGAAATAGCGTTTGCTCGAATAGAGCTTGGCATTGAAGAAGATGAATGGAACGCCACAAATCCAAATCAATGCCAAGCCTACCTCGAAGCATGGGAGACAAAGCAAAAAAGAGAAGAGTTTAGATTAGAAAGGGAGGGGGAGAACTAACAATTTATGACTTCCTTCCAGAATACGCAAAACCTAAAAGAAAATCAGACCCAGAAGCTAGAGAGAATAGATTAAAGGCTTTCCTAAAAGCGGCGGCAGAAAGATCAAAAGAAAAAGAATTAAATGGCTAGCGCAAAAAACATCGGTAACTTATACGCTGAATTATCCGTTAAGGACAAGATGACTATGGGCTTAAATAAAGCCAAGAAGTCGCTAAATTCATTTTCTAAGAAGTCATCTAAATTAGCTTTAAGTGGTAGTAAATACGCAGCGGCTGGGATAGCCGTAACTGGTGCGGCTTTAATAGCAGGAACTAAAGGCGCGATTAGCATGGTTGATGCTATCGGCGATATGTCCGCTCAAACGGGTGTAGGTGTAGCCGCGTTAATGAAGCTGCAACAGGCTTATAAAGACGGAGGCGGAAACGCAGAGGACGCTGGTAAGGATATCGCTAGGATGCAAAAGACTATCGCTAACAGCAAG